GGTTCATACAATTTAGCACGAACTAATGTCCCGATAATGTCATTACCACTAGACGCCATTATTATGTTTTCGTCAGCAGCGGTTAAGTAACCGACTTTAACACTCTTTTTTTTGTTTTTGTAGAATTTACCCTCTGATGGTAATTTAACAACATCATGTGGTAAATTAAAATTCTCTTGTCCGTATTGTATTAATGATTCATCCATAAAAAAAAACACAGGGATTAGCCCCTGTGTTTAAATATACCTAACTAAAAATATTAATCAATAAAAAGTAAATACTATTTTAGTATACTAAGATGCAACGGTCCATTTGAAGGGTTGCTTCAAGTCCCGCTAATTTATCATCACTATAAGAAACTTGGTCCCAAGCCACTTTAGTAATCATACATCCTTCTAAAATCCACTTTTCAACTACAACTCCTGTTGGGTCTAACATTTCAAGGTCAACATTTTTCTTGTAACCTGCTGCATATCCCATACGACCTGTAACTGATTCTGCGTGAAGACGAACCCACTCCATCAACGCTTGTGTTGCTGAAGGACCAATTGGGTCACGGAATTTCACGTTTATAGAGTTCCACTTAAATCTACCAGCTACAAATGTAGATGTGTTTAAGAATTGGATTTCTACGGGGTTAATGTCTATGTTTGGTCTGCCTGATGATTCAACAAACCACTCATTTATTCCTAATGTTGTATCAAATCTCAAGATAAAGCGATTCGCTCTTTTTGGTTCGTAAGGAACCGGCATTTTCATTAATAAATCAGCCATGGTATATTTCTTTCTTTATTTATTGTTAAGTTTATTTTTAATATAAATACATCTTGTTAGAAAATTTTTGTATTTACTTTTTATTTTTCATTTTTATCATTACCAGAGTATCTAGTTTTAATGCCTCCGGCTGTAGAATAAGTTTTTAGTGCTGGTTCATCTTTAAAATGTTTACTCATTACTTCTACATTTTTTATATCATCATCTGAAAATCCAATACTAGGTATAAATTTATTAGATATTTCATCTTTAACATATAGTTTCTTGCCTAGTTCTTTTGCTTGAGCTTTAACATAAGACAAAAATTCCTTCATTGCTAAAACTTTTAACTCTTCAGGATTAGCGGCACTACCTTGTCCAAAAGTAACGGGATAATATCTATTCATATCTAGGTAGTCTTTAATTAACTCCATATCAGATTTATCCTCCATACCTACAATGTCACGGTATTTTCTAAGATTCTTAACTAATAAGTCTTTATTTATCCCATTATGGTCAGACACAATTAAATTATAAACAGCATCTTTTAAAGTTTGTGGGTTATGACCTCTTGCGGTAATAATTGAAAATATTGAACCATTATTAACTGCTTCTACGAAATCAGACCAAGCGGGTCCGGTTTTAGCTATCATAGAATCAACTTTAAATTGTTTGTCACCAGCGGTTTTAAAATTTCTAAACGGGTCATCGGCATAACCAACAATAGTTTTACCTTTATAATTAAATGGTGATTTACCTATTTCTTGTCTGTATTCGGCAAAATCTTCTGTTGACATACCAATCTCTTCATCATCTTCACCTTTTAAAACAATTTTAGTTGGCATGTACATAATATTATCATCCCAATCAAATGCGTAATATTTTAAATCAGGTGCACCCACATCGTCAAACCCTTCAATTAAATGTCTTTTCATATTTTTAACGGCTATAGGTGGGGATTACTCCCCACCATTTTTTATTAGATATTTTCAAACGAAGCTCCTGTTGGTGTTATTAAGAATTCAATATCAATGAATTCAAGAGCTCTTGTTGGTTTTAAGTAAATTTTACCTGTTAAAGTATTTCTATCTAAATCTTCAGGTGAATTACTTACTGTCACACGGAAATCGTATAAACCTCTATCTCTTCTAATCGCATCTAAGATTGGGTTAACAGAATCCAAGAAGTCTTGTCTAACTTTAGCGTCATTCTGTTCAAACAATAATCTTACAGCTACTGCAGAAATTAACTTACGAGCTTGTAACAACAATCTTCTTACGTTAATTCTATTCAATGCCGTGTCAGCAATTTGTAAAGTTTTATTACCCCAAATTACAGTTCCAATATCAGAGAAAGTTGCAATTGGGTTGATTCTACCTTGATAAAGAGTGTCTCTATCTTCTTGTGTTAGTTTCTTACGTGCTTTGATAGAATTTACCAAACCTCTTGTGTAACCCGCAGTTGCGAACCATGGGAATGAAATGTTATCAGTAAGAGCCAAGTTTCTACAAACCTCATTTGTTGGTGGGATGTAGATTTGGGTATTATTTACGGTATCTCTAACCAAAATCCATGGGTAGTAAGTTGCCGTGTAGTTAGAGTCAATTCCTGTATTAACCAAATTATCAACCGCCTCTGTTGGGTAGATAAGGTTATCTGTTTGTGTAGGAATAAACACGTTACTATCAGGTGTTGTTACAATATAGATTGAATCTGCTCTATCAAATGTTACCATATCAATTGCCGATTCTGCCAAGTTTGAGTTATTAACATAATCAATACCAGGGGTTGCAAACACGTTAATGTTTACCGCTTCAGGGTTACTAAATGTACTAATACCTAACAAGTATGCGTAGTAGTCAGTATTTGCAAAATCAGTAAAGTTTGCGATTGAAATTGGTTTAAATGCTCCCCATCCTGTTGCGTTTGGATATCTTGGTGAACTACAAGCACCTGCCTGATATCCTTGACCACCTAATACAAATCTATCTGTATTTGTTCTTGATTGGTTATATATATCCCAACCATCAAAACCACCTTGTAATAGGAAAGAGAATTTTCTTGCTTGGATTTGGTAGTACGGGTTTGCAGTACTTTCAGGGTCATTTTGGAATGAAGCATCTCCACAATCAAATGCAGGTGTACCTGAAGTAGGTCCTGTAATAATTGTAACAACAGTTGCTCCCGAATCCATGTGGAAACCTTTTGTAATATAATTCCAAGGTTCTGCATCACCCTCAACACATAAATTAGTAGGTTTTTGTTTACCTTTATATTCAAAGAACAATGGGTCATAACCAACTTGAGATGATATACCCAAGTAAGAACTTCTTACTCTATCACCAGAACTTTCAACAGCGTTGTCACCACCTGAAGTTGTACCAAAAGGTGGATTAAAGATTATTTCACCAGGAAAATTATATGATGTTTTATAAACAGGGAACGGAGGTGTAGCAGATGCATATTCTCTAATAACATAACCTTCAAAACCACATGGTAGAGATTCAATAGGAGCGTCAAGATTTAATTCCAACATAATGTATTTAGAATTCAATGCGTATTCTCCATCAGATGTACCGATTTTGACACCTATGTAACTATTATTAGCGGGGTCCATACTACAGTTTGTGTATTTTTCTAAAATTACAGGATTAGTATCTGTATCAAAGAAATCACGAACAGCTAAATCAAATGAACCATTAGTGTATGAAATATTTTGAATTGATATTTTAATTTCAGTGTTTGCACTGTTACCATCAGCAATAGAAATTATTCTAAATAATTTATCAACAGTACTACCACGTAATTGAGAAACAACCCATGGTGATTCAGCTGATTTGTATTTTTCCAAGTAATAAGCTATTGTACCTGAAGTATTCTGATATCTTAAACCAGGAAGTGCAACTAATGTGTTATTTAAACCTCTAATGTAACCTTTGTTATATCCGTAGTTTAACATATTTTGGAACGACTCCTCAACAAATAAAGGTACTTCTGTTCTTGGTCTACCAAAATTAGTTAAACCAAATACTTTAGTAATATAATCTTGTGAAGAACTATTCATATTAGTAACAAAAGAAAATGCCTCAGGGTTTTGTGCTCCATCAGTATATCCTGATATTGCAAATGTTGCGTATGGACTTTGAGATATTCCTGAATAAGAACCTGTTGCATCAACTACAACATTAGTCAAACCTGTAACTTGATAAGAAGGTCCCGTATTTGAACCCGCGAATGTTGCAATACCTCTTGAACGTAAAGTAGCAACAACTAAGTTGTTGTATTCTGAATAAGCAGTACCTGTGTAAGTATAAACCGTACCCGAAACAGTACCTGAGTAAGCCCCTGAACCTAAATTTACTAAATCTGAAACTGTGTTAAAGAATGAAAAACCTGTATAAGCATTACCTGAAGTTATATCAAAGTTTGAGTAGTACCAAGCATCATTATCAGGTGATGTAAATTCAGCATCTGTTGTTGATAAACCTGACACACTGAACACATTTGTAGCTGCGGTATAAACAGTTTCTAAATTAGTATAAGCCGATGATGGAATTGTACCAAAATAATCTATGGTATATCCTGATGTAGTACCTGTTTGATTTATAATACCAATTAACATATTTGATATGTCAGTATTAAAGGTTGAAGTACTACCATTAAGTTCTGTGTAACTATTATTAAAAGCGTTTTGAATTAAAGATGGAAAACTATTACCCAAGAAATCAACTAATGTACTTCCTGTTGTTGCACTAAAATCAACTGTAAAGTTTGTACCATCATCTGTGGTATTAATACCTACTGTTGTTCCATCAACATTCGCAATTGTTGTTAAAGACCAAGACGGACCAGCATCATACCCCGAAAGACCAAGTACTCTTGTTACGAATAATTGGTTTGACTGTTGTAAGTATGATTTAGCGATGTAGGCTAATTCATATTTAGGAATTTGTGTGTTAACAAACTTTTCAGGTATTGTACCCCCAAAGAATGCTTCAAATTCATCGTAGTTAGTAATGAAGATTGGTTCAAATGCTGGACCTGTTAGAGTTTCACCTACAAGACCTAGTGTAGTTACACCAACACTCTGAGCTACGAAGCTTAAATCTCTTTCAGAAGTATAAACTCCTGGTGAAACGAAAATTTTATTTGATACTGCCATTTTTTTGTTTAGTTATTCAATTTGAATTTATTTTTATTGATAAATATTCTAATAAAAGAGAAAAACTTTACTTTACGATATCTATTTATAAAATGGGCAGATTATTTTCTGCCTATTTTCTGCCTTATGAAAAAGAAAATAAAGAACTTAAAGATATCGGAAGAATCTCATGAAATATTAAAGAAATACTGTGATAAACACGGTATTAAAATTTATAAGTTTGTTGAAAACTTAATTAAAGAAAAATGTTCTGAGAAAAAGGATATATACGGGGAGTATTAAAGAAGTTTGATTGCGTATTCTAACGATGCTTCTTGACCCGCATTTATTTTGGTAATTTCAAATCTAATGGAATCTTTTGTATTCACTTGAATTGTTTGTATATCACTACCGTAAAAATCATTGTTGATGTAAACATCATAAGAATCAATATTTGATGACCCAATTAAATTAAAATTACCTGTATAATCTGCGAATAATGTTTTTTCAGTAACAGAATCACCGAATATAATTTCAGTTTTAACAACATCTTTATTTTCGGGATATTTTTTTCTTCTTGGTCTTGCAGTACCCGAAGCAATTTC